TTTGCAGTTGAATATAATGTTGCTGGTCAAAAAGGTGTTATGGAATACAAGATGGATGAAATCATGGATTTCTTATTCGTTGCTGATGAAAAAATACAAGAGCGTGTAAAAAGCGATGTTGTAAAGATGGATTTTTACAATGTGCCAGCTAAGGATTTTAAATTCTACTTTACACAAGTTGCAAAAGCAATGGCGAATGTCTATCAAGTAAGTTACGTAGTTAGTTAGAGTTGTATAAATATCACAACGTGATACAATAGAATCAAGAAAGGATGGTAAAAATGGGAATCAGTAAAGCAAACCTTATTGCAATAACTAATAAAGTTATCTATGATGAACTGCCACACAATGTTGAGCTAGGGAAATGGGAACTAGAACGCATTAGCGTTGCAGTAGTAGAAAAAATAACAGAAGAACTTGCTAAACAATTAGTAAGTCAATTTACAAAGGATGGTAAATGATGGTTGGTAGAAATCAACTGCACGACTTAGTTGACCAAATTAATTATAGAACACCCGCAGCTGGTAATAAACATTACGAGCTAGAGGATAGCGAGTACGGTTACAAACTAATACTTGTAGATTCTAAAACTGGTACAGCTAGTGACGTAAGTCAAAACTACAAAGCAGCAGGAATACACGCGTTCCTAACTGGTTGGGCAACAAGTCATAACCATAACTTAGCAAATGAAAGAGAGAAGCATGACAACTATCATAGAACTGTTCATTAATCAATGGCAAGGTCAATCGTGGGATTGGAAAATATTTTACAGCCTAGCTATTGTATTTTTTGTTAACTTGTTTTATATGATTGGCAAACTTATGTTTGTATCATTAAGACTCTATATAGCAGAAAAGAATGCGCCTAAGTCTACGCCTAAGTCAGACTTCATACAAAGAATGATTGATGGCGAAGAGTTAAACGCAGACAATATGTTTTAAAGCTAGCAGCGCTACGACCGAAGTATTATACAAATAACACTTGAGCGGCACAGTCATAGCGCTCATCTAATGTTAGCCATGCTTTTGAAAACCTACGCTATAATGTACAAATGGAATCAAAAGTAACATACGACAGACTGCACTTATTCACGTTTGAAGAACAAAATCCTAAAGACCACAATTTAGGAGAAATAGAATTTTCGATAAAAAGATTTGGGTTTATAGAACTGCCCGTAGTTAATGATGCTACGGGTATTTTAGTTGCTGGTCATGGTAGAGTCTCTGCATTACAAGGCATGTACCAAAGACAAGAAGATTTACCAAAGTATTTAGAATTAGAAAAAGATACGGGTGAATGGTTAGTGCCAACACTACATGTAAGTTTTGATACAGATGATGAAGCTAAAGCATATTTAATAGCTAGCAATGCACTTACAATAGATGGTGGGTGGAACGAAGCAATGCTTATGGAAATGCTAACTGAAATAGATGCAGCTACAGGTTCATTACTCGGTACAGGATATGACCAACAATCAGTAATGGATATGTTACACGCAAATGACAAACCAATGTTTGAAGAAGATTTTGGTCAACAGACACACAAGATAGTTATACCAGCAACAGATTTAGCGCAGGCTGAAGAAATAAAATATGCAATAGAAGAGATGGGGTGGGAATGTCAGATAAAGACAACTACGAAATAGAAATACCACTGCCGCTCAAAGAAGCAATGCAGACATACATATCTTTTCTTACTGCAAACTTTGCCTATGACGAAGTAGAAGAAATAGAATTTAGAGCATTAAGAGAGTCAATTGTTGACGCAATGTTTTTACAAGGAGATTTAGCAGTTATAAAGCGTAACGGTATCGAGATTACAGGCAATGATTTATTTAACGCAGCGTGTATATTGATGACAGATTTGCTATATAATGCTACAAGCGGCAATAACGAAGTCGTTAAAGAAGTTCTGCGAGATGTAGGACTAGCGGTAGTTAACAGCTAAAACTAAACAGGCTTTAGTTTGTTGACCTAACAGGATTAGGTAACAATGGCAGGTAGACCAACAAAACTGACAACAGAATTAATGAATGAGATAGCACAATATCTACGTGCAGGTAATTATATAGAAACAACAGCAGCCCTAGTAGGCATCAATCGTGACAGTATTTATGAATGGATTAAACGTGGCAATAAAGAACAAGAGCGTTTAAGTAAGAACACAAGAGCTAGAATCCGTAAAAAAGAAGCTATTTTTGTCGAATTTACCGACACAGTAAAAAAGAGTCAAGCACAATCAGAAGCAATGTTGGTTGGATTAATAGGACAAGCTGCACAAAAGAATTGGACAGCAGCTGCATGGAGATTAGAGCGTAAATTCCCCGACAAGTGGGGCAGAACAGAACGTAATGTTGCAACAGCACAAGACGACCCAGTCAAAGAACTAGCTAAACAAATAGAGGACTTACGCAATGATAAATCTACAGAAGGGTAAGCAACTAGATTCTATATTAGATTCGACTGCAAGAATTAATATATGGCAAGGTTCTGTATCTAGTGGCAAGACTATATCGTCATTAATTAGATGGATAGAATTTTGCCAAACTGGCGCAAAAGGTAACTTATTGATGGTAGGTAAGACCGAAAGAACGCTAAAGAGGAACGTAATTGACGTTTTAAGCGAGTTAATGGACGGTTCGGGCAGTTTAATTACACGAACTGGTAGTGGTGAGATACAAATAGGCAATAGAACTATCTATATCGTAGGCGCTAATGATGAAAGAGCTGAAGCAAAGATACGTGGACTAACACTTGCTGGCGCTTATGGAGACGAAGTAACACTATGGGCTGAATCATTTTTTAATATGCTTTTATCTCGATTACGTGTACAGAACGCACAAATGTTTTTAACAACAAACCCCGATAGTCCTAACCACTGGTTAAAGAAAAAGTTTTTAGACAGAGAAGATGAACTTGATATAAAAAACTTTGCTTTTGAATTAGACGATAATCATACACTTGACCCTAAGTATGTACAGTCACTTAAGGCAGAGTACAGTCCAGCATCTAGTTTATGGTACAGAAGATTTATTAATGGCGAGTGGGTAATGGCAGAAGGCGCTGTTTATGATTGTTTTGATAGATTACATAATGTTGTTAATGAGCTGCCAAAGATGAGAGAGTACTGGGTAGGCATTGACTATGGTACAACTAATCCTTTTACAGCAATTCTTATTGGAGAAGGAGAAGACGATAAACTATACGCAGTCAAAGAATATTATTATGATTCTAAAAAAGGTCAGAGACAATTATCAGATGCAGAATACTCAAGGGAACTTACAAAGTTTTTAGATGGTTATGATGTAAGACGTATTTTTGTTGACCCTTCAGCTGCTAGTTTCATAACACAACTATGGCGGGATAATCATTTAGGTGTATCAAAAGCGAACAACAATGTACAAGATGGTATTAGAATAGTATACAACTTATTAGGAAGTCGTAAGCTGCAGGTTCATAACAGCTGTACTAACTTAATCGAAGAGATTGAGTCGTATGTTTGGGATGTCAAGCAACAAGAAAAAGGCGAAGATAAACCTTTAAAACGTAATGACCATGCAGTAGATGCGCTAAGATATGCAATGATAAGTTTAGGCGCTATATGGCGACATTGGATTACAAGGAGTGAATAAGATGCCAAAGAAAAAAGGTTATCCAAAAGCACAGAAGGCTAAGAAAAAAGGTCTAAATAAAAAAAAGAAAAGGTATTAATGTTAAGGCTACCCGCTAACGGGGAACAATACCCACCCGAAAATCATAAACAAATATTTCGCGTATACGAAGAACATTCTGCATGGCATGCAGGCGACCCAGCCATACTGCGTAAAACTTATGCTAACGTTCCACAAGATTACAGACCAAGACGTTACATGTTTTGGACACGTAAAGGCGCAACAGAGCTGCAAACTGACAGACACCAAATCCACGTTCCTTTAGCTGGTGACATAGCGCAAACAAGTTCCGATTTATTATTTTCAGAACCACCTAGTTTTGTTGTACATGACAAAGAAGCATCAGAATCAGATATAGATAAAACACAAGGCGAATTAAACGATTTGTTAGATTACTGCGGACTTAAGAACAAATTACTTGAAGCTGGGGAGACATGTTCTGCATTAGGCGGAGTGTTTTTAAGATTAGTTTACGATACAAGATTTATGAAAGCTCCAAAAATACAGATAGTATCTCCCGACAGGGCTATTGCAACATTTATGTATGGAGAGTTAGTTGGCGTAGGCTACGTCCAAGAATACGAACCAGCAGATGGTCAAGGTATATATAGACATATCGAACATCACGAAGATGGATTAATACATCACGCACTTTACTACGGCACTAAGACAAATCTTGGTACAAGAGTAGAGTTATCTAAATTAGCTGATACAGCTGACTTGGAAGATGAAGTTGTATTACCTTTTGATGGTTTAGCATCAGTCTATGTACCTAATCAAAGACCCTTAAGAAGATTACGTGGTTATGAATACGGTCGTTCTGATTATGACGGTATCGAAGGTCTATTTGACGCAATAGATGAAACTTACACATCATGGATGAGAGACATTAGATTAGGCAAATCAAGAGTTATTGTACCTACAGAATATTTAGAGCGCAGAGGTAGAGGAAGAGGAACATCTTTTGATATTGATGCAGAAATATTTACAGGATTAGAGATTGACCCTAATGGCGAACACAAAGGCATACAGCCAGTCCAATTTGATATAAGAGATGCAGCACATAAACAAACAGTTATGGAACTTATCGATAGAGCTGTAACAGCAGCTGGGTATTCACCACAATCGTTTGGTATAAACATAGAAGGTAGAGCTGAAAGCGGCACTGCGTTAAAACTGCGTGAAAGAAAATCATTTACAACACAAGGTAAAAAACAAAGATACTGGACACAGCCTCTACAAGAAATCCTTTACAGATTACAACAATTAGACGTAGAAGTATTTGGTAAACAATATACACCATTAGATATAAGAATAGAATGGCAAGACGCAGTGCAACAAGATGTAAGAGAATCTGCAAATGTAATTGAATCACTACATAGGGCGCAAGCAGCATCACTAGAAACTAAAGTTAAATTGCTTAACCCCGAATTATCAGAAGAGGAAGTTGAACAAGAAGTTCTTAAGATTGCAACTAATTTTAACTTGTCAGACCAAAACGTTTCTGATGTCTTAGACTTACCATGATATGGTTTATGACCCAGTTAACAATGAACAGATAGTCGAATCTTACGCAGAAGTATTTAGGTCAGTTCAAGATGTTTTAACTGAATTAACAGCTGACACAATATTAGAAGGTAACACTAATGTAGAGTATTTATCGTCTGTGGAGTCTTGGCTGCAATTTAAACAAAAATCTTTTAGTAAGTTATTTGAGGAAGCAACAAAACAAGCTGACAAAGCTATAGCTGCTTTACCAGTATCAGTGACTAACGCTGTAGAAATTGGATACTCAATAGGAGAACAAACAGCAGCAGCGGAGTTGTTATCTGCTGGAATATTACCCGATGTAAGCGGTGGGTTTCAAACTTTATCAGAATATGCAATTGATGGTTTAATTGATTCTGCACTTAATCGGGCGCAAAAAAGGGTAAACAAATTAGACATTGTAAATAGTGTAAAAAGTGCGTACAGTGACGCAACTGAAAGTGCTGCTTCATTAGTTTTAAGTGGTGGATTAACTATAGAACAAGCATCAGAAATTGCAGTTGATGAATTATTGTCTAAGGGAATAAAAACTATAAACGTAGGCAACAGAAAAATGGCGGTAGATGCCTACATGGAAACATCAATTAGAACTATTGCTGGAAATGCACAAGTACAAGGTTCTGTGGACAGATACGAAGATGCAGACCAATATCTTAGTTGGGTTACTGATAGTCCAATGGAATGTGAAGATTGCAGAAGATGGGAAGGTAAGATATTAAGAACAACAAACGATTTAGAAAAGATACCAGAAAAATTTCACAAAGAAGCTAGCCTAGATACTGCCAAAGCTGACAAATTATTTCATCCTAACTGCACACATTCATTACAAGTATATATTGATGGCTACTCCGAACCGCCAACAAATACAGATGACAGTGTAAATGGAGATAGACGTAGACAAATTAGAAGATTACAAAAACTTGAAAGAACAAACAAGACAAAAGCCAAAGTTTATAAAAAAAGTGGAAGTAACAGGGCTAAGGGCGCAGAAGCTAGAGCTGCAAAATATAAATTAGAACGTAGAAGACTAGAAAATGTACTTGAACGAAACTCATTAGGTTGGTTTACTGGAGAACAAAGACTAAGACGTTTAGCTGAATCAGTCAATATACCAGTAGAAGTACTAGACCAAGCAAAAGGCAACTTACCAAAATT